GGAACATGTCGTAATGAGCACAATTAAGCCAGCGAATGAGTGTGCTTCATTTGCCGCCTTTATCGAACCTGAACAACTACCCGCTATCGAAGACGGCGTACTCAAAACGAATGTGGACCATCTACTACAGAAAGGCAAGAAATACACCGGTAAAAGATTGTGTCCGAACACCGCGAGCGTTATTAATCAGTATAGCGGACATTATCGGGAGACTGTGCGCACGCTAGTTAAGAGATATGGCCAGAAAATGAAACCAATGACCAAGAAGAAAGCTGACCTCGCTTACACTCAGTTATGTAACGGTTTTTCTCGCGCAATGACCGGATGTTCACACAAATTCAACGAAATTCTGAAGGAAATTAGAGCAACCGACGAGGAGTTGAGATATCATTATAAAGAATATCTAATTGCACTATCAAAGAAAACCGGTGGTAATGCTGCGTTGCTCAACGAAATTAAAGATGAGTTTGACGAATCTAAAGAATTTCTCACTTTCGTCAATAAACAGCAGGCTAAATTCAAATCTGATCCTGGGTTTGATACATCAGACAAAGTCGGGCAAGGCTTGCAGCTTTTTCTAAGCGCGTTAATATACTACTAAGCGCTTATGCCCGCTGCTTGCTCACGAAAATACGACAATACCTTAGAAATCACAAACGTCCTGTCATTCTAGCCACATTCGATGATGAAATTACACTAAACGAAGAATTTACCCCACTTGTGAATAATGACAACAAGCCGCATTATCAATGGCACTGTACTGATGTTAGTGAATGGGATACCAAGTTTAGGAAAATATTCACACAATTAACTGACACCCTAATCAGAGCACTTGGCTGCCCTGATTGGCTAGCCACTTGGTTTACGCTATTCCGCAGTAAATGGAGAATGTACTTCCTCACTAAAGACGGTAGAGTTTGGTTGGAAGGTTCTGAGAAGCAATTTAGCGGAAACCCATTCACCATATGTGAGAACACACTTGGAAACATGGCATTATTTTACACCATATTCGACATACAAAAAGAAACTGCTGCACTATTTAAAGGAGATGACTCCGCCGTTAAGGCCAAGAAAGTTAAATTAAATTCAGACGGGGAGAAGTTTATTGCAGCAACTGGACATGTTATCAAAGAACATAAGGGTTTTGTGGGTGACTTTGCAGGTTTTATTATAACACCACACGGTTTGTTTCCCGATGCACTCCGATACACAGCAAAATTCATAGGCAAAACATACGTTGACCAAGAACA